AATCCGCCTTTTGCAAATTTTTCAGGAATTTCATCTTTTAAACTAATATATTCTCCTTCTGAACCAGTTTTATAATCTCTTCCTTCTTTTAATAGTCCACTTGTTCTTTCTTCAACGGACATAGTAATTGGTTTTCGTAATTTTTTAGTTTTAGATGCAGGTTTTAAATCAGGTCCTTGAAGTGGAGCAGGTTTAATTCCTAAATTAATGTAATCATCGAACTCTTCAAGAGCTCTATCCATATCATCTGTTTTTTTAAAGGCAGATGTTTTTACTTTATTTTTTAAAACTTTTAAAACTTTTTTTACAGGCATTTAGTACCACTTTGCTTTACGTTTTTTTTCTGGAAGCATCGCTCTTTGTCCACCTACTTGAACTATTTGTGTTTCTTGTGGATTAGAAACTTCAACATCAACTGCTTGTGCATAACCATCACTATTTATAAATTGTGAATGATCTACTTGAGCACCTGTTGATTCTTTTACTTTTTTTTGAGTTTTTTTCATATTATATTCCTCTTATTTTCATTTGTTGGACGCCTTGTTTTGCAAGACTTACTCCAGCGCGCAGTTTAGCTAATTCTTCAGTTTGATCAAGCTTATTTTCTTCATTTGTTTGATTCATCATAGCTTTCATTTTATCTAAATTAAGTCTTTCTTCAGCTTCTTTACGTTTTTGCTCGTTTTCCATAGCTTTTAAGTCAACTTCACGTGATTTTAATTTTAAAAGTGGGTCAGAATCAAACTGTCCAACCAATTTATTTTCTTCATCAGCATAATCTTTAGTCATTTCAGCTATTAGTTGAGCTTTTCTTGATTCAATTTGAATAGTGATGCTTTGAATTTGTTGCGCGGCCTGTGGATTCATCTGTGCTTGCTGTTGCAACATAGGTAATTGCTGTAATTCTTGTACAAATTCTATTTGAACTTGTTCTTGAGCCATAATTGAGATGTGTTCAAGTATATTTTTTTGAATAGACATTATAGTTGCAGGATTATTTTTAACCATATTCAATTGCATAAAATTTAAATGAGCTTCAATATGTGATTTATGGTCTTGTCCTGGAAATGCTTGATAAGGTTGACCTGACATTGAAGTAATATGTTCTAAACTTGGATCCATTGGCATTGGTTGTCTTGGTGATGGAAGAATTAAATCTATATTTTTAATTCCAATTGCTTCATACATTGATCTGTATGCTTGATAGATGTCATGAATCTGTGGATTAGATTGAGCAAGTTGTAATTGTGTTTGAGCTAAACTAATTCTTTGTGATTGTGAAAATATATTTGGATCTGCAACTGGTAAAATATCAATCTTCTCATCAAAGTCTGTAGCTTTAATTTCTCTTGTTCCACCAACAACATCATACGGATAATTAGGTGGTAAATAAGTTGCAAATACTTTTGCTAATAATTCAAATTCATTTTTAAGTGCACCATAAATTCTTTTGTGTATAGCTGACATTACACGTGAACCTCTTTCAAGTAATGCCATAGTAGTTCCTACGGCTGCTTGTTGGTTCATATCTCCAACTTGTGCATCAGCAATACTTGCGAATCTTTGTCCTGCATCTACTACAATACCCATCAATTGTAATAATACTTGATCAGGTCCTTTGAATGGTAATGGCATAAATGCATCACGTAAATTACCTCCTGGTGCATCTACATCTCTAAATTCTCCAGGTTGTAAAGGTTGTGCATCATCACGAACTCTAATACCACGCATCTTAAATCCAGATGGTAAATTAGCTAAAGTTCCTGCATCTAATAATTGTCTTAAAGCTGATGTTGCAGTTCTTGATAATCCACCAATCATGTGAATTAAACCAAAACCATAGAATCCAAGTCCTGGTAAAAATTTAAAGTGTACAAAGTAATTTGTTCTATTCTTTAATGGATCATCTGATTTATAATTACGTTTAATAGATAAAACTTCTCGAGATGATTCTTCAATTGTTACAACGTATGGAAGTTTAATACCTGTGGGCTCATTAGTTTCAGGATCTTTATCTTCAAAACCTTCTAAATCTAAATTAACATGACATTCTAATAAAGTATAAATGTCTTCTTGTTTTTCAACTCTAACTCCTTCTAGTTCTCTTTGCTTACTTTTAATTTCATCTTCTTTTAATGGTGGTTCTCCAAGTTCCACGTCTCTATAAAAACCACTTACTTGTTGTTTACGTAAATCGTTTTCAGAAATTTTAATTACATGAATAACTGCTTCTGCATCTTCTAGTGAAGTTGCTGAATAAGGAACAATTAAATCTTCTGCTGGAATAAATTTAGATACTGCTCTTCCAAGTATTGCATCATAATAAACTTTTTTAAATGTAGATCCTGATAATGGTAAGTAAAATAACATCTGATCAAATTCAGGTTCGTATTCTTTCATGACGTTCATAATCTGATAGTTCATGAATTCTTTAACTCGCATCGCTTGATCTTCTTTATTACGATCAGTTAAACCCATAATCTGTGTTCGCACGGGCCCGTCCGCGGGAAGCAATTCTTTGTAAGCTTGTGCTTGAAACTGTGTTACTGATTCTGCAAGAACTGGATGTGTAACTCCTGATGCACCTTTAAATGGTTCTGTTCGTTTTTCGTATTTAAATCCTAATAGATCTAAACCATTAGTATATGCCATTTCCCAATCTTGTCGTGAAGATCTATATTCATTATAATCATCCACTAATTCTGCACCTATTTCAGTTAATTCTTGTTCATCAATTATTTCTGCTAGATTAGATAAGTGATCACTAGATTGTAATTCTTGAGTTGGATTAAAAGAGATTTCTGCACCACCATCTTCCATTGGATTAATTTCAATGTTTTCATTTGAAATTTGTGGAATTAATTCATCTCTAGTTTCTAGAGCAATTTCTTGTTCTTTAAATTCTGGATCCGAAGGAGTTGGACTAATATTGGGTAATGATTTATCTATTTCAGCCATGATTATATTCTATCTTTTTTTAAATAATGATTCAACACCTTGTGAGTTAGGACCTTTAACAGGTGGTGTTGTTTTTGTCAAATTGGTTTTAACTTCTCCACCATCAGCAAGGTCTATTTGAAATCTTCTTCTTAAATATTCTTCAACAGGCATAGGTGAATAAGATTTAGGAGGTGCTACATCTTTTGGTTCAAACATAGGCATAGTTTGTAATATATAATCCTCCAACGTATCAAAATTTGGTTTCTTTGCTTCTATGTTTCCTGCTAATTCTTCTTCTGAATAAGATTCATATTTACTTAATGGGTCTTCGGGTCCTAACTTATTCCCCTCTTTTTTTCTTTTTACAATTCTACCTCCATCTTTCTTTTTAGGTATAATAAGATCTCGAACATTAGTATCTGGTATTTTATATATACCTAAAGTTTTTCTAGCTTCATCCTCTGTAACTTTTGTACCCCAAACATTTTTAGCAAAATTTATGTAGTTTTGAATAAGTTCTTCATCCGTCATCTTTGACGACATATTTTCTTCATCAATTAATTCTCCAGAAAAAGGTTTCATAAAAGTTATACCACCTCCTTTTGGTCAATATAATAAAAAAGATATAAAAGATTTAGCTGTAGGTCTTCCTTTTATATATGGAGCCCCTACAGATAAAAAATATTTCATTCAATTATTAGAATGGGAGGTTCTTTATAAAAGGGCTTTACAAACAGGATTACCATTTAATTGGGAAAAAATATTAAAAGATAATGGGTATAAACCTTGTTATGGTTCTAAAGGCCATCCTTTATTTTTTGATTATAAAGAATCAGAAGCAGATTATGATAAAATTATAGGAGAAAAATACGATTTATCTTTAATTAAAGAAGATAATGGAGATTTTGCTGAATACATTAATGATTGTTCAGCAACAATAGATATTGATAAATTAAGAAATTTAAATGTATTTCCTGTATGGTTAAATAAAATAGAAGACGCATTAAGTACTAATATTCATAATTTTTCTTTATATAACCCTAATATGTATAATAAGAAATTAGAAGGAATGTATGGACAACTAGAATTTTTATCTCCAGATAGAAATCTTATTATATGTGATATTTCAGGCAGCATGACAAAATCTATTGCTACTTTTATTCTATTGCATAGTAGAACTATGGCAGAAACTTTTTATTGTGATATTTTAGTTACAGGAGCAATTAGTATTTTA